TATTCCATCGTAATTTTATATGTTTTTTGTGCTACGGGATATGAGTGCGAAATTGCTGTTGGGGTATATGCAGTAATCTCTTGTAATGGTGACCCATCCCCCCAATCTACTGTGTATTTTGAAAGTTCTAAAAATTTCTGAAACTCATCGGATGTGTTATAGATATAATAAGTATAAGGTGAACCTGTCACCGCAGAGAAGATAAAATTAGCAACAACATCTTTTTGTAATATAGCACCATCAAACTCCGAATAATATCCTGCATCTGTTGCTGTTTGAGTTAGAAGAACATTCAAAGTTAGCCCTGTTAGAAGTGATGTGTTGTTTGTATTACCCGTCAGAATTTGGGTCATTGCAGAATAAACCCCAACTTGTTCTCCCCTCCAAGTTACGACGTTCAGGTCTCTTTGAACATTCTCTGGTGATACAATAAATTTATAATCTGCCATTATGGGTTAACATATTCGTACCATTTTATGGGATTTGGGGTCCCTACTCTACCTCCCGTAACCGTGTTGAACATTTGATATGTTCTTTTATTATAATCTAATTCCACCCTGACATAGAAATATGAAAGGCTATCGAATGAAAACTTATCCCCACTGATATTTGATTGGGGTTGGGTCATCATTTTTGTAAATTGCCCTGTTTCTGCATTATAAAACTTGGCAGTCATGTAAAAAGTTGTAACATCCAAAAACTTTTTTTTCTTTAACCAATAGATAAAGAAACCTTCAACATCACCCACAAAATCTAAAACAAAATCAGGTATTTTAATCGTCACAGGTGTTCTTTGCAAAACCGCGTCTATTTTTGAACCTTGTTGAGTTGGTATTATGATTGTTATGAGAATCTTTTGCTTTTTTGGGTCAATGTTATCATACAAATCCAACTTAAAAAAGGAATTGGCAAAGTTGTCATTATAGTAATAGATATCTCCTGTTGTAAAACCCTCTCCTCTATAATCTAACTTCCAATTTGAAGATGAATCTAAAGTTCCTCCTGAATAAAAATAGAATTGATATCTTATTGCTGTTTCCTGACTTGTACCTGAAAATGGTTCATTAGAAAATCTATCAACTTCGAAGTCGTATCCCGTTCCAAGAACCTCTTTAACTATTGTTTCCTCATATTCTTCAACAGCTTCTGATGTTCCCAAGTAATCCCAATCCAAATTAATAGGTATGTTAATTTGTTTTTCTATAGGCCCAAAAAGTCTTATGTTGTATTTATTCACACTCATCGATTAAAGGTTTCACAGGGAAGTTTATCCCTAATAAGTTCGAATTGAAATTAGAACCTTCAGGTATCAATCTGAAAACAATATCTTTGAATGGGTATTGAGCTGAATTGAAGAAAGGATAGTCAACCCCTCTTTCTAAATTATCAATAAATCCATAACCATATAAATCCCTCCATCTGAACTCTTGGTCGCTTTCTGAAAAATATGAGTATGTTGGAACACCAGCAACATCAGTAGCCTTTCCTGTTTCTACATAATCTGAAAACACCCTTATTTGCATCATGTTATGAGGTTTGTAATAAAACCCTGGTGAGTTTGGGTCGTTCTCATTAGTAGTTGTGAAGACCTTTTGATTATATTTTAATTTATGATAGTATGGAGAAATTACCCTCTCAATTTGCTCATAATCATTCCACTCACAAAAATCCCCATCAATCATATCCCCAACTTTTAAGTCTGTGTTGTAATAGAAAGTATATGTTCTTGAGCCTTGTGTTATTGAATATCCCGAAACACGAATATTTGAATTTGACTTTACGTTATTAGTACTCCACCAACTATTGGAAGTGCTGGTAATATTGAACTCCCATCCTTGTTTTAGTCCAACACCATTAAATGGTTCATTGAAATATCCCGTTAATCCTTTATTTACTACTGTTAAGAAAATTTCAGACAAAGGTCTTTTCTGATTATCCAAAAGTTTTCCAAAATCTAAATCTTTGTTTGTTGTCACATTAAAACAGTTACTACTGGTTTTTTGTGAAATTCTACTTGTGTTATTTGGTGTAATTGAACTAAACTCGAATTTTTTCTCTTCGATAAAAACATTTCTTTCAAACCCTGATTTGGTCATTACCATGTCCTCAACATTTGTAAGAACTTTATGTTGTCTTACATAATATTGTGAGGTTGTTGCTGAAAGATTTTCAGGGTTCAAAACCCTTTTAAATGTTCCTGTTCTATTATTAGCAAATGTTGTTCCAGTATATCCGTTGTTGTAGATATTAAAAATATATTCACTACTATCAACCAAACCATTCCCTAAAGAATAAACTTGAAAAAGATTAATGTTCCCATAATTGAAGGATAGTTCAACGTATTCTCCTTTGGTAAGTCCATGTGGAGCAATACACTCAAATGAAATTATTGTATTCCCATTTGATGTTGAATTCTTTATCGTGAAAGGAATTCCTGTTGAAGCTGTCCAAGTCAGGCTTGACCCATTAAGATTAAAATATAACTCTTCGTTTGGATTATTTTCTGCGGCGTATGTTATATAGTAGGTCCAATTATACGTATAAGCACTTTTAGCTTTGTAGTTAATGTGTTGGTCATTTATATAAGGTCTATAAAAATCAAATTCATAATATTGTGGATATCCTTTCCACAATCCGCTTTGTGCAGATTGTTCGGGGTTTACATAGTATAGATTATATTGAAACGGGGTATAGTTAGTTGAGCCAATGTAAGTATTTCCATAAACATAATCAATCTTGAATGTTGGTCTAAAAACTGTACAAGCCTGTCTTTCATCGTCGTATAATTGTGCCAAATCAACGACAGTTTTCCTATCATATTCTGTAAGAAGTAATTGTTTTTGGTCCAAATAAACGTCAACAACTTGGTCCACAGATGGTGCACCAGGATATTGTTGGTCGCTTGGTATGATTGTGTATTTATTCAAGTATCGAGAATTTTTGTTTGAATCTATCAAGTGCAGTTTGTCCTTTTATAGTTCCGAAATAGAACTGATATGGAGACCCTACAATAAATTTATTACTAGTTGCACCCACAGTTGAGTAATTACCATTGATATCAACACTGAATATGTACCCTCTCGCGTATAAATCATTCACAGAACTTGTAGATGGTCTAAAATAGTTTGGAGTGGATAAATTAGTTCTGTCTAAAGATTGATATTTTAAACCTTGTACGATGTCTGTAGAGCTTGTCGCCCATGAGTTAAATTGGTCACCAAATATTGTAGAAGTATTTCCAAGTCTCCATTGATAAAATGGAACTACTTGAGACTTGATACCATACGGATATGGATTAGCATTTGAACTTGGTGTTGGCCTGAAATTTATCCTACCTGGTGTCAAATAATCTTTGAATTGAATGTCGTCTGTTGTTGATGAAAACCAAACCGCTATTGCAGGATTCGAGGAAGTTCCCAATATGTTAACAGGGTCATCTGTGCCACCTGTTGTTTCGTAGTATTCGGGAGAAAATTTAATTACACCGAACTCTGAATTTATAGACATAAGCTGAGCTAAGTCCCCGTCAATTCTCCTACTTGTTCCATTTCTAGAAAATAGTTGGTTTATCGAATTATCACCTAATGAAATCAATCTTCCTAACGCTGTCCCATCGGTGATTCTTGATATAACAAAAAGATTAACCAAATCCGAAGTGTCTCCATAGCTTGTAGACTCAAGATAAGGCATGATATAACTACGTGTATCAGGTTCAAATATTATTTCAGAATAAAATGAATCTTTTATACCTAAATTTATAACTGTTGTGGGGAATAAAAGATTTCTCGAGTTTACAGAACCCGCTGATGGTATTTTGCCAACAAATTTCGCAGTTGTTACATTATAAGGAGAACTTCTATAATAGAAGTTATTTGTTTTTAAATCTAAATAAACTATATCTTTACAGAAATCAGTTGTGGGTTGGTTTAATCTGTTATATTTTGTATCAACTTGTATTGGAAATGCATAAAGTGCCCCATTTATCCAATTATTCATGAATGACTGTGACAATACTCCCCTACACAACCCGTAGAAATATCTAAAACGGTATGCCCATTCACTATAATTTTTAATGTCTTTTCCCAAATCAGTCAATGGTTTTCTCAAAAACATATAACATCCTCTTTCAACCGCATCCGTTTCTGTACATCCTGTATTAATTTCGAAATTTGTACCAAAACCTTGATAACAAGAAAGTTGAACCATAGAGTCACAATTAAAGCTTGCTAAAACAGAGGTCGAATTAAATTGACCTTCAATATCGGGTTGAACTTGCTCGGCCCCTGTTCCATACCCTGGCGCATCTTCAGTTCCTGTAAGTTCAGGGATAAGATAAAACATAAAGTTATTGTTCTGCTGAAGTAAAGCCGCTGTGCTAGCCCAACTTGGTCCATTCAATTGGTCTGATGAAGGTAGTCTATCATTTCTAAATACATTTGTGGTTTTTACACTTATAGCCATTGGAGAGCCTGTTAAAACAGGGTAAAGGTTAGGACTATTATATCCCGTATTAACATCTGCATACCCAAAAGATAATCCTACACTCAAATTTAAATAGAAAAAAGCACCTCCTGAAAGGTCCTCACCCAAACTGTATTTATCTGCGTCTTCACCAGAATAATAAAAGTCATTAGCGGTGTTCGTTACTTTTGCTGTGACCCCATTATTACTTCTATTTCCAGCACCATTAACCGACAAAGATGAGTCTATCCTACCATAATACCCTACAGATGACGAAGTAAAACCTGAAAACTCATTACCTGGAGTAAAAAAGTACGAAGGATAAAAAGTTTCTGACTGTAACATCCTTTGAACTGACCTTGAAGAACTTGATAATTTTTGAATTGGGATATTCAATCTTGTTGATGCAGTTATCGTAACACTTGTTTCTGATAATCCAAATATTTTTCCTATTTGATATTCGTTTGTAAATTTAGGGGAATAGGGGTCAACTCCTCTTTGTAAAATCAACACATATTGTTGTTGCATATTATCAAAAACTTGATAAGGACTTATATATGACGTGGCCTCTGTCCTGTATCCAATAGTCGCCCTATGTCTCATTTCAACAACTTTGTGTCCCGAAGTTATAATGTTTGGAAAATTTTGAGTTGCGTTTATGTTCCATATTTTTGCAGCATCGGCAACCGTCATAGCAGTGACAACTTGGAAATACTCCCTATCCATCGGATAAAATTGTCTTTCAATTGTTGAGCCTGTGGATAGAGAATATGTTGTTATATTTTCACTCATTTGGGTTGCGGCATATTTGACCGATATTGTTGATGGTCCGGTCACAGTCGTTCCTGTAATACCTTGAGTAATTCCTGTTATCGTACTTGCAGTATAAAGGAAATTCAAATCTGATGAGGTTGCTGGGTCAACAGTGGTTAGTAAATCTCCCGAAAAATAGGGTTGATTTGATAAAACCGTTATTGTGTTATCATAGTGAAAATTGTTTAAATTTTCTGGTTTGTTAAATGAAACCCTAATTTTATTTATTCCATCAAAATACGAATCTCGTGAATTGAAAATATTAATTCTCTCACCTAATGGTAGTCCGTCTGACCAAGCAAAATATCTTCTTCCATCAGAATCGTCCGATTGATATCTAACAACTGCGGATTTTGGTATTTTAAATAACCCCAAATCTTGGACGTTATCGTTATTTCCCGCCATCGCATCAGAATATATCAATGATTTATATTGTATGTCTTCAGAAGGGGTGTTTCCAACAAAAGTCGATTGTAATCCATTATAATAACTTGAAGGAAAAGAAACATATGAGAGTACTCCATTTGCACCTCCAAGTACTGCAGAATTATTTATTTCCGTATCATTACATTGACAAGCCTCACATTCTGGATAAGTCATCATCGGAAGTCTTATAACAAAATTCTTGGACTCACATCTTATATTCAACAATGCACAAATAAATCCGAAAGGTCTTACATTTATTATTGGTATTTTTATTCCACACAGAAAACATAGTGCTCCGATAACAATGGAATAGATACCTAAAATGAAATGTGCTATTATTAGTAAGAATAATCCAACAAACTGTAAAACTTGAAAAATAAGAGAAAACAAAAAGAACAATAAATCAAAATTTCTGAATCCGTCATTAACAGGAAATTTATTTATTGTCGATTCACAATCATCATTGTCTATCTCTTTTATACCAATAAACCTACCTTTACCTCCTTTTTTCCATTGGTCGATGAGACCTGAAACTGTGTATACCCTATTAAATTTAAATTCATAAAACGTATCCTCACAATCGACTATTTCGTTAGTTCTATTAGTTAACTGTTGTCCAGCAAAACCGTTAGTATAACCAGACCAATCCAAACCAAAATAATATGAACTATCTAATTGAGTTCTATTTCCTGTACCACTAATATACGGGTCTGCAGTTCCTGTCCAACCATACTCTTTAACGTTGGGAACCAAAAAGTAACCTCTTCTTGTTTGTTCACTCAATTGTGGTGATTGTTGCCACTTAATTTTGAATCTATACTTGGCTTTTGTTGGAACTCCAACTAAAGGGTCATTCGAAAAAACTTTTTCTCCATACTCATTAGTAACAACATAATCTAGATTCATTGGGAGTTCGGTCAACCACGTTCCATTACCATCTATTACATTTCCTGACTGTTCGAGTTGGTATTGTTCCAAAATTGGGTTCCCGTCTGGACCTAATTGTATTGTTTGTCTTAAAGCCAATATCTGACCAGGCCCGGCAGTCAATCCACATAAATTCCCTAAATTGTCTTTAGGTCTACAGTTTTTTCTAACTCTAAATTTATCACCCGAAGAAAATATTGAACCCATAAAAACGGAGGTGGGTTGTATGTCTATGTTGGCATCGTCCCTTAAATCAAAATCTAATCTGTTTACAGCAATTTGGCAAATTTCAGGGTCTCCCCATAATGGAGAAATTTCAATACTCCTTTGTATGTTTACAATTTGTGGTAAAGAATTTAAATCTGAAGATGTTCTAAATCTATTTCCGGCAACTTGTTCTTCTGTCGCCAATCCCATTCTTATTAAATCTTGAGGTGTGAGTGAAAATTCACCAATGTCTGACAAATCTACATCCATTACAAGAGTACGGGTTCCAAGTGGTACACCCATTAACATGTAATCACCACTTTCGTTAGTTTTGGCTGTTAGTTTGTAATATTTGTCGTAAATTTCTACAGGTGTTTTTCCTGTTAACGAGTCTAATCTACTTGGTAAAGTCCCTGTTGCCGCGTGATTCGAATAAGATTTTTCGTATGGTAATAGATTATATCTATATCCGTCTTCATTTATATCCTCGGGTGATTTATAAGGATATACACTCTGAATTATAGGGTTAGACTCATCAATTGGTGTTATAGGAATAAAAACGGCAACCCTTGCATTTGGTATACCTAATCCATTATTTGCTGTAACTCTTCCAACAACTACTCCATAATCTGCACAAGTTCTTGTGTAAGCATCATCCAAACTTATCGATAATGATAATATTTCCAAGAATTCGTATTCTTGGTCTAGTTGTATATTGATTGATTTATTAACTCCTAGTTCCGTCCTTATTCTATATGACTCACCCATTAAGGTCTTTAGTTATAAATAGTTTATTGAGTTTTTTTCAAAAACACAATTTACTTAAAGTATAACCTATAAATAATAAAACTAAATTAGTTAGCTCATTGTAACTGACTGGAAGTTTTTAACTGAAACTCTTATATCCTTATTTGGATATCTTATTTGGTAAACTTGAGAAGGTTGAGCAAATATTGTGTCATCAACCGCACCAATTTTTTTTGTTACTGGGTCTGAATATTCCATAGATGTTTCAAATGATGAATATTGTCCTCCAACCTCATTAAAAACTTCCAAGTTTGTAACTGTGAGTACTCCATTTTGATTTTGAATCAAACTTTGTAATTCTGAAAGATAAATGTTTTGACCTAGTTGTCTTACTTGTGGGTCAAAATAATTAGAAACAACGTCTATAACTGCAGAAATTACTTGTCCAGAGTTTTGAGCAGTATCAAGAACAATAGATATGTCTATACTTACATCAATTACTTCCGCGGTAAAGATGGAAATATAGTCGTTCATCATTCTGTAATTGGAAAGATAATTTGCAATGTTTTGTTTTAATGTATTAGAAACAATACTTGTTAATTTACCTGACGTATCATAGGATAAAATCTGAATCAGAATCTTATTATCATTTTCCGTAATAGCCACTTTTGCCGGAGCACCGAATTGAGCTGGCATATTTCTTATTATTGACTCGTAATCTTGTACAGTCACAGCTCTTTTTTGGGCTGAAAAATTAAACGATACATAATTTCTTACTTCTTCTAGTGATGGAACTCCGGCACCACCAATAGCCGCAGTTACGTTATTACATCTTAAAGAATTTACCACAGATGAGTTAGTTGATTCTGAAGGACCATTAACAAAAAAACTTACAGTTCCAACCTGATTAATTACGTTAGTACCCAAGTTTGAACTTAACCCCCCACCGACTCTGTACTGAATGAAGAGTGTGGAATTTGGACTCAGAGTGTTACCCAAAGAAACGTTGTTACTATATTTTTGAATGTCCATTGTGAGTCCTAATGTGGTGAACTCATCTAAAGCATCTTGTGCAGTATTTGTACCTCCACCAAATGTCATCTTCTTGAATCCTTCGGCTGTATACTCTGAAATAAATCTATTACTTGTTTGAATATATCTACCAACCTTGATTCCTGGTTGGTCTGTTACTTTTGTTGGGTCTTCTACAAAAATTCTATCTTCTGCCAATGCATCGACTTCATACCATCTATTATCTAACCCCAAAAACTCGGCTGTGGTTGGTATGTTTGAATAGTCAGTTCCGTCTTTCAGTAAAACACTTGTAATACCTAATACATTTTTTTCAGGAAGAAATAGTTCGAAAAAAGGTCTAACATCACTAGGTGTAACTACCTTTTTGAAAACTTTGGTGATACCATTTACAACAAGTTCTCTTTTTGTGATAGTATAATTAAGAAGAACTCCGTTTGCATTAAAATTTGGTATTTTAAGTCTATTTGGGAACCCTTGAGCATTATATGGAGACGCAAAATCTATATCATAAATGTTTTCAAAAACAAGACCAGCACCTACAACTTGTGACCCTCTTAATAATTGTCCAAGATATCTTTCATCTTCCTTATCACCAAAAGCGGGTACTGTAATTGAAAAGTCAACGAGAGCGGTAGATGGTCTTTGTCCCGGTAATTTTAAACCATAAGTCCTCGCAATATTAT